TGGCCGGCTCGAAGATCGCCTGAGCGGCACGCAGCTCGCCGCGCACGTACGTCTTGTTGCGCCGCGCGTAGTCCGCGTGCTGGTTGAACGCCACGACCGAGACGCCCTCACGGTCGAGCAGGGTGACCGTGCGGAAGTCGCCGACGACCGCGCGCCCGGTGGTCAGCTGACGGACCTTGACGACCGGGACACCCCAGACCGTCAACGGGCCCTGCGACCAGGGCCCGTTGCCGTAGAAGCGACCCTGAGCGTCGCGCAGGCGCTGCAGGGCCCAGGCGTCCCGCACCGTCAGGGCGACCGCGGTGGCGGTGCCGTCAGCGTTCTCGACCTTCTCGATCGACGCGGCGATCGTGTCGAGGACGTCGGTGCCCTCGGGCGACTGGTTCTGCACGCCCGTGGTCGACAGGATGCCCTGAGGCTCCCCGTTGAGGCCCGAACCCTCCAGGAGGACCCGCTGCACCTCACGGCGCAGGTGACGGGGCAGACGCGCCTGGATGTAGGACGCCACGAACCCGTCGTCGGACAGGGCCTGGTTGGTGATGTCGAAACCGTCGGCGTAGGTGTACGCCTTGGCGTCGGCCAGGGTCGTGGCGAAGTCCGACAGGGGCTTGAGGTCGCCCGGCTCGACGATCGCAGCGCCCTCGGTGACGCTGACGATCTGGACGTACTCGACCATGTTCCCGGTCATCGTGCCCCGGGAGATCAGGTCCAGCAGGGTGATGTCCTCCGGCCCGGTGTAGTCCACCGGAGCCAGGCGCTGGGGGTTGACGAACCCCGACGCGTCGGAGTCGATCCCGATCGTCGCCTTGAACAGGCCCGACATCGGCCCCAGCTTGGCGCCGATGTTGACGGGCGTCTCGTTGCCGATCCCCGACGGGTGAGCCTTGCGGAACCCCCGGTAGGCGTCGGAGGCCACGAACGCCTTCCCGAAGTCACCCGGGAGGAACTCGGTCCGGCGGGCGTCCTCGGGCTCGTCCCCACCGGTGCCGACCGGCTCGGCCAGGTCCGCGAGCAGGCTCGCCGCCTTCTCGGCCTTGGTCAGCCGGTCCTTGAGCGCGGTGTACTCGGCGGCCTTGGTCTCGATGTCGGTGGACTCCTCGACGGTCAGGTCGCGGGCCGCGGCCTTGGCCGTGTCCACGATCGCTTCCATAGCGGCCTTCAGGGCCGCCATCTGCTCCTTGATGTTCACGGGAGCTCCTCTCAGAGGATGGTTATGGTGGCGACCGCTCGGGCACGTCGCGGAGCCGGCGGCGCGGCCTGACCCGACTTGGCCCCTGCGGGCTCGTCGTCGGCAGGCGACCCGTCGGCCTGGCTCGGCTCGTCGGTCTTCTCCCCGCCAGGCGGCGGGGAAGTCTTCTCGGGCTCGGCGGCGGCGATGACCCCCGAGATCGCGTCGCGGGCCTCCACGAGCGCGTCGTAGTTCTTCTGTGACAGGACCCGGCCGGCCTTGACGGCGCCGGCCACCGCGGCAGCCTTGGCAGCGATCAGCTCGGTCTCTTGGTTGGCGCCCAGCAGGCACGGCCCCGTCTCGTACAGGACCAGCTCGCGCAGCTCGTAGACGTCCGGGTCGCCCTTGGCGGTGGTGACCCACGCGCCCTCGACGACGTCGTAGGCGAAGGAGAACTGGGTGACGCGGCGGCCCTTCATGAGCCTGCGGACCTGGACCGCCGTGGGGTTGTCCAGGTCCAGGGCGCCCTTGACCCACAAGCCCCGGTCGATCTCCTTGGCCTCGATCACGTGCCCGATGTGGGAGAACGGGTCGGTCCAGGCGTGGGACCAGATCACCGGGATCGGGTCTCCGCTGGCCGCCCATTCCGCGAGGGTCTTGGCGAACGCCCCCGGCACGACCACATCACCGTCGGAGTCGAGGTTGCCGAAGACGGAGACGATGGCCTCGAACTCCCCCTCGCCCAGGCCGGGACCTGCCGTCTTCACCTGCGCGCCGAAGTCCTTGATCCGCACGGTCAGTCCTCTCTGTTGAACTCGACGACGCACTGGCAGTTGGCGCGTTCCTCCTCGGGCAAGACCGCGTCACCAGGCCAACGGGCACCGTTGCTGAACGCCTGACCGACCGGGACGGTCTCCCCGTTCATGGCCGCGTGGGAGGACCGCGGGTTCGCCGAGGTCACTACCCACGTCTTGGTGGTCATCCCGGCCCGGGTGGCAACCTCAGCCGCCCCGAAGTTGCCCGCATCGGTGCTCGTCGTGGTCGCCAGGTACGCCGCACGCCCAACCGCGGCCGCAGCGAAGACCGCCGAGACCCCCGTCTTCCAGTCCGACTCGCGCACGGCCTCGGCGAGCGCGTCGTAGGTCTTGGCATTCCAGCCCGCCGCGGCCTTGCGCGCCGAGACCGCGACCCACCCGAGCAGCTCGTCGGGGTCGAAGTCCTCGACATCGAGGGCGTCGACGACCTCGGCCGCACGGACGGTCGCCGCCTGGTTCATGCGCCGGAACGTGATCACGGCGAGCTCGCGGTCCCACCGGTCGGTGTCCCAGGCATCGGCCAACGGAGGGACCGCCTTGGCCCCCAGGGCCGAGGTGACCGCGGCCTGCTGGCGCCCCACGAACGCGGCGACGTCGTCGGCGTAGGCCTGGCGCATGCGCTCACCAACGGTGTCGGCGGACTTGACCAGCCACCGCGGGCGAGGGGTCTTGCCGCCCAGGTTCTGCGACCCCGAGTCACGCGGGGACGCCTGGCCACCCACGATCACGTTGAGGGGGACGATCAGGTCGTCGCCGCCGTCGAGGGCCGACCGGTTGTCCAGGGCACGGGCCTCGTTGCGGAGCAGCCACGGGCCACCCACGGCGGTCGACATGATCGCCGCGCGCTCCTCGAAGGAGCCCCGCAACATCGCGTCGACGTTCGCCTCGACGTACAGCGGCCGGCCGGCGGCCAGGTCCGGGGTCAGCTGGTCGTCGACCGCCTGCTCCCACTCGCGGATGTAGGGGCCCAGGGACGGGCCGTAGAGCATCTGGCGGTACTCCCGGACGTTGGAGTACGTGCCCTGGCGGGCCCCGACGAGCTCGGGGGCGATGTGGAACGCGGTGGCGACCTCGATGCCGGTCAGGGTCCGCGCCTCGATCTCGCCCATCTCCTGGGGGGTGAACACGTCGAGCTTGTGCAGCTTCAAGCCGTCCTCGAGCAGCGGTGCACCACCGGCGTCCGGCCCCGTACCAGTGAACCGCGAGCGCCACTCGGCGTCGAACTTGGCGCGGTCGAAGCCCTCGACGTCGCCGTCGACGGGGCGCTCCACCCAGGCGGGGATGCGCGCGCCGTTGGCCCACACCTGGCGGCGCCACCGGATCGCCTCGATGGACTCGGCGAGGATGTCGGCCAGGGTGTCGATCGGGGACAGGCCCGCCCCGGACGGGGAGTACCCGTGGTCGAAGACCACCTCCTCGGGCTCCAGCTCCTGCCAGCCGTCCGGGAACTGGGGCGAGGCGCCTCGGTAGACGCGGACCTTGGTCACCTGGTCCAGGCCGTCCAAGGTGAACGAGAGGCGGTGAGCCGGCACGCGCACGAGACGGATGGGCACCGGCCCGGACGCCTGGGGGACCTTCAAGGCCGCCCACCGGTCGTACAGCAGCCGGTCGGAGATGATCGCGTGCCAGAACCGGTAGGCGGTCCGCCTGGGCTGAGGGGCGGCCAGGACCTGGGCCAGGGGATGGTCACTGACCCGGGGGCGGTCGTCGTCGGACAACCGCTCGTGCACGTGCAGGGGCACCGAGGCGACGTTGCGCGCGATGAAGTCCACGACCTTGCGCACGTTGGGCTGGGTCCGCCAGATGCGCTCGACCTGGGCGCGGGAGGTGGCCATCCACAGCGGGACGCCCGGATCCAGGACCGGCACCCCACCGGACCAGGCCGTGGTGAACCCACCACCCGGGGCCGAGACCGGGACGTCGACCCACTGGGTGCCCTCCACCACAGACGTGGGCGTCACCACACCCAGGTCGTTCGCGCCGTCGTAGGCGGACTTGCCCAAGCCCAGGAGCCGCGTCCACACACCCACGTGCGCCACCCCCTCAGCCCGTCTTGTCCTCGGCCGCGTAGGCGGACCGGCGCACCTTGTGGCCCATCGCCCGCGACATGCCCGTCACCAGCGCGGACCAACCGTCGATCTTGTCCTCGGCCCTGGACTTGTCGGGTTTGACGTTGCCCGCCGGGTCGATCACCACGGCCAGGTTGTCGGTCATCCACCGCATCACCGGGTTGCCCCCGTGGCGCAACAACGGAACCTCGCTCGTACCCGCCGCGAGGAGACGCTTGATCTCCTTCAACGGCGGCGACATCGACTTGAACCCCTGGCGAACCTCCACCAGCGGTGCCCGCTCGGTCGCGAGCGCCTTGGTGAGCTGGTTGGCGTTCCACGGGTCGAACGCGATCTCACGGACCCGGAACGCCTTGCGGTCCCGGTCGGCCTGAGCGGTCACGAAGTCGTAGTCGGTGGTCGCACCCGGGGTCGTGTGCACCCACCCGGCCTTCACCCACCGCGACATCGCCCCGGCCGTGCGCTTGTCGAGCTTGGCGACCTGCTCGGCCGGCAACCAGAACCGCCACAGCACGTCGTAGACGCCGCGGCCCGGGAAGATCCAGCACAACGCCGTCAGGTCGGCAACGTTGCCCAGGTCCAGGCCCCCGTAGGCGACGCGACCGGCGAGCCTGGCCTCGTCGACGACGCCGGCGTTGCGGTCCCACTCGGCGAGGGTGATGTAGCGGGTGTCCTGCTTGGTGCGGATCCCCAGGTGCAGGCGCAGGAACGCGGCCAGCTCGGCGGGAGAGTTGGCGGCATCGGTGGCCTTGGCCTGCAGGTACCGGCACGTCGGAGAGACCCCGTACCCCGGGTTGGCCGAGCGGTGAGTCTCCTCGGCGAACGGGTCGTCGTCACTGGAGGCGGCCCAGATCACCCCGTAGACGTGGGAGGCCTTGATCGTGCCCGCGGCGCAGTCCTCGATGCGCTTGCGACGCTCGGCGTAGATCGTGTTCGGGCGGCCGTCGTCGGCAGTGGTGATGATGACGACCAGAGGCTGGCGTCGGGACCCACGCCCGGTCTCCAACGCCTCGACCAGGTCCGGGGTCTTGTGCACGTGCAGCTCATCGATGATCGCGCCGTGCAGGTTCGCCCCGAACTGTGCGTCCGCGACCGAGGAGATGACCCCGAAGTACGAGCCCGACCGCGGGTGCAGGATCTTGGTCGCCAGCGCCTTGACGTGCGGACGCAACGCCGGGGACTTCTCCGCGAGGAGCTTGATCGGAGCGAAGACGTAGCCGGCCTGGTCCTTGGTCGTGGCGGCCGCGACGACCTGCGCCCCCGGCTCGTCATCGGAGCACGTGAGGTAGATCGCGATCCCGCCCGCGAGGGTCGACTTGCCGTTCTTGCGCGGCACGTCGACGTACAGGTCGGTGATGATCCGGACGTAGTCGCCGGCGTCATCGTCGAAGCGCACCCACCCGAAGACCGGCGCCAGGATGTAGGCGACCTGCCACGGGTCGGGCTCCAGCGGGCGCCCCGCCCACTGACCCTGCGTGTGCCGCAGACCCCGGAACGCCCGGATGACCAGGTCGACGCGGTCCGGGTCGAAGACCGCACCCGGGGCGTCCCGCGGCTCGGGAGACTTGACCTTAGGCGGGCAGTCCGGGAACGGGATGCCGCGCGTCTTGAGGTAGAACGCGACCTCGGGGGAGAGCTTGAGGGCGTCCAGGTCAGGCGAAGATGTCCTCCTCGCCATCGCTGCCGCCCTTCACCACCAGCGCAGACTCCGACGACGGGGTCAGGCCGTAGTGCGCCGCCCACGCGCGCAGGTCACGGGAGGCATTCCGGGCGATCGCCACCGCCGGGTTGGCGACCTCGAGCTCAACGATCGAGCCGTCCTTGCGCGTGATCGTCTGAGACACCGTCAAGCCCCGCGTCGAGATGTTGATCGTGGCCGCCACGAACACCGCCCACGTCTCGCAGTACGCGGTGAGCGTGCCCCGGTCCTCCTCCTTGAGCAGGTCCAGGCGCTGCAGGCCCGGGACGACCCGATCCCACTCCGCCCGCGCCTCCGACGACAGCCACTCAGGAGAGGAGGGACAGATCCGCCGGAACGGCGGAGGCAGGCTCACCTAGCGGCCACCGGAGTCCGTGCCGTTGCCACGGCCGTTGATGAGCTTCAGGATCGCCGGCTGAGGAGCTCGTCCCATCGGGGACCCT